TATACTGCTGCTGATAATGTCCCCCTGTTCGGTCTGCTGGATGGACTCAGGCGGAGGGACAGCCCCCTTCAAGGCTTCGTAAAGGCCGGTCTGCTCCGGGTCTGCCTGCATAGTATCGCTGAGATTCCCTTGCGGGTCTGCGTCCACTAAAAGGACAGAGTAGCCCCTGTGCGTCAGGCCGGTAGCGAGTGCATGGGCGGTAGTGGTTTTGCCTACTCCGCCCTTCTGATTCAGAATAGCCGTAGTTCTCATGTGATTAAGCCCCTTTCTCTTTTATCTGCGGGAGAAGTCCCACTTGTCCTTATTCGCGGAGATATTCTCCGTTGTAAGCGCGTCTAATACCCTGTCCTGCTCCGCTGCGGTGCTGAGGATCGTCTGAGCCGCTTTCAAGCGCACTAAAGGCGGCTGTTCCTCGTCCTCCATTATCGTCATGATAACGCGGCTTGCCCTCTCCCGGCGGTCTGATAGTTCCTCCGCCCGGTCTACGGCCTGCTGCGCGATGTTCTCCCGGTAGATGCGGGCAAACTCCAAATCATTATGAATATAGTTATAAAGCGTCCGCCGGTCAATGCCTGCCTTTTCTGCTGCTTCGGTTAGGCTGCTGCTGGTCATGAGCGCGGTAAGCGCGTCATGTTTCCTTTTATCGGCTGCTTTCATGCGTTCCCCTCCTTACCTGTGCCGCTTCTCAAGCTGAGAAGCTACCTTGCCGAATTGAATCTTGCTGATAAGGGCTTCGTGCGTTCCTTGGATCGCCTTACCCTGATGCTGAAGTTCTCCGATATAGAAGCGGTTACGGAGGATCGCCCTCACGCTGCCCCTCGTCCACTCTCCGCCGCGCCGGGTCTGATAGCCCTTGCCGTTGAGCGCGTCCGTGATCTGAGCGAGTGTCTTACCCTTCTGTCCTTCGGTGAACATATAGCGGACAAGCTGCGCTTCTTCCTCGTCTATAATAACGCTTTTCTTGTCCTCTGTGTACTTGTACCCATAAGGGGTAACTCCTGCCGGCTTATCTCCGCCCTTCGCCTTTACCGTCCGTCCGCGCGCCAGCTTGAGCGCAATACTCGCCCTGTCCCACTCGTCCAGCAGTTCCAGCATACCCGCTATGAGCCGGTCATTAGGATCTGTCGCGTAGAGGTCATAGCGCGGCTGCTCGATGCTGATAATCTTCGCTTTGCGCTTCATCATTTCCCGGCGGATAAGAACCTTAGTAACATCACTCCGCCAAAGCCGGGAGGTATTCAGCACTATAACGCTGTCCCCCTCCTGCACCGTTGCCAGCAGTTCCAGCAGGCCAGCGCGCTTACTGATCGCTTCGTTATCGTCTGCGGTATCCTTCGCCGCGCCTGATACCCCCGCGTCCGTGAAGAAGTCCGCAAGGGTTATGCCGTTCTTCTGAGCGTACTTCTCAATCTCCGCCCGCTGCGCGTCCAGCCCGTAACCATGCTCGGCCTGTGTCTCTGTGCTGACTCGCGTGTATCCGTAGTAACTCATGCTCTGAATCTCCTTCCGCGCCTTGTGCTTTAAGGGTTTGCCCCTGTTCATCTTCATTATACGCTTGTGCTGTGTGTTTGTCAATATCATGAATGATATTTTACGTAAAAAGGCTTAAACCCTTTGATACATAAGGCTTTACTCTTTTCCCAACATAAGCCCTTACAATGGATAAACACGGGGAGAAGGACTAACACTTTTCCTTAGTGATATTTTACAGAAAGATTCCCTCCGCCTTTAGCCCTCCGCGCTTATCCATCTTTCAGCCCCTAAAGAAAGATGAGGAGGGGAAGGAGCAGTTTTCCGGGCGATACCCCCGCCCTCTGATTTCGCGGAAATTTCTGTGCGATTGCGTCACGGTCTAAGGCGGAGGGGTACGCGGAGATTCACCCGCCCCCTCCCCGGTGTAGCTGCTCACGGTGCGCTCCCCATTAACTCCATTAACTCTATTAACTGGTTGCTCATTAACTCCATTAACCGTATAATCCCGCGCCCCTCCGCCGGTACCCGGAAATAGAATTGCCGGTTCTGTTTTTCAGCCCTTGATTATCAACGCTCCGTACTGGCAGGCGGAAATAGAATTGCCGGTATGATCCTCCGCCGGCACTCGTTAAGCCCGTTAAGGGGTTGCCTGTTAAGTCCGTTAAGCGCATCATGTCAACCCCCGCACTTGGGTAAAACTTGGGTATGACTTGGGTAGGACTTGGGTAAGCGCGCCAACTCGCGGAGTTTTGACAGCCGATAAATGAAAGTTTCCCTCCGGGGTGAGCTGAGTCCTAAACGCTACAACCTTTGATATATAAGGCTTTGCGGCTTTGCGGATTCCTGGTGTTTTGATAAAACAAGATCCAGCACAGGAAAAATGAGACAGGCAAGCGGGCAACTTAGGACAGATAGGACAGAACATAAGACAGCCCCGTAAGCGGTTTTCGCCGGTTTACCGCTTACTCTCGCTGCGGGTGTCAACGGTTTTACGGAGAAAAGCGGTTACTCTCGCCCTCCGCGCAAGCGGTTTTCTGCTGATTACCGCTTACGGCCTGCCGCTGGGTAGCCGGTAAAAGAAAAGCCCGCCCCTCTGATCCTGAGGAGCGCGGCCTGTGTGTTCCTGTTCTACTTCTTGTGCTTCTTTGCTGCGGCCTGCCTTGCCGCTGATAGCTGGATTATCTCTCCCTCTCTGCCCTCCGCCCGTAGCTGAATTGTGGTTGCTGCGGCCTTTGACAGATCCCCCGTTATGATTTCCTGTGCCAGTTCCAGCCCGTCCCATACTCCCTGTTTATAGTCCCATAACTCCGGGCTTCGTTCGTCCGGGGACTTTGCAAGCTGATTGTCAGCCATAACCATTAACCACTCCTGCACTTGCTCCCGCTGCTCCCGGATCTCCCGCATAAGGGAGTTGATAACAAGGAGCGCGTCCCGCATTACGGACTCATTCGCCATGTGTTCCCGCCCGCAATCCTCAAAGTAGGGGCATTGCCTGCCGGTGCATATACTCGTTTCGATTGTGCAGTTCTGAAGGCCGGCTATGACTTTGCCTAACCTATCATTCTCCTCCGCTGTCATTACTGCCGCCCTCCTGATCCTCCGCCGCCCGTTCGATTACTTCCAGCACTTCCGCCGCTAAGATATGCTCAAACTCATTTTTCGCTGTTCTCGCTGCGGCTATCCATGCGTCACGGATCGCGCGTATTACTCTCGCTGCCGTTGCCAGTTCCTCAGGAGTGCAGCCGGCATTATAGGCCGCGTGTTCTATGGTATCGGGCTTGTCCCTCCATACCGCGTAGTAAAGCCGCTTCTCCTCCTCGCTCCGTTCGTCCCATCCTTTGTCAAGGAAAGCCCTTTCCTCCTCCGTCAGTTCTGAGGAAAGCACTTCCGTTTCCTTGCGGATCGCGTCCAGCTTCTCCCGGTCTGTCATTCCTCCGCCCCTCCTATCCTGTTAAGCTGTGTCTCTAAGTCCTCGCTCATATCCATTAAGCGGATAAGGAGAACACTTATCATGCTCCCGATTGTATGCCGGCCTTGAATCCAGCGCAACTCCTCGCCGGTTGTCTGCGGGGTCTTGTTCAGTTCATACGTAGTGTAAATGTGTTCCAGTACGGTTATTACATCGTCTATTCCGAGTCTGCTTACCTTTGCCGACTCTATGAGCATATCAATCGCTCCCGGCCTGCTGGTATCCATCGTTCAGCCCTCCTTATAGCCGCTTCGTTACCTTGCCCGCCCTCGTTGCTCTGCATCCCATCGCAAAGCCGAAGTTAAAGAGCATACATAACGCTTCAAATTCTTCATTGCCGCCCTTGCGAGTCTCCGCCTGCACCCGTTTCAGTTCCCCTACAAGCACATCGTAGGCTATCGGGATATGTGGCTTTGCCCGGTCTGCTATCTGCTCCATGTTCCGCTTTGCCATCACTCGCGCCCCCTCTCCTCAAGTTCGGTCTGAGCGCGGAGAAGGTCTTTCAGTTCGCCGGCGGGGATCGCTACGCTGTCCTCAGGCACTACGTTAGAAAGCTGCTTCGCCAGTTCCGCTAAAAGGGTAGCGTGCCACTCTGTGATATTGTTCCATGCGCGGAGGATCGTCTGCTTATCCTTCTCCTTCGCTGCTGCGCGCCGGTCTGCTGCTTCTCGCCGCGCCCGTTCCCGGTACTCCGGGGTATAAGTGCTGCCTGTCATGTGAGTAAGCCCCTTTCACTTTTATTGGTTCGGATTCCTCCGCCCCTTCTCCCTCTCATTATATACTTGTGCAAGCATACCGTCAAGAACAATGTGTACTTGCATAAGTATATCCGTTGAGGTACAATAGCGTTAGTGTAAAGGAGGGGATTTTGTGGCAACATCAGAAGCACAGAAGCGCGCTACTAAGAAGTGGCTGGACGCTAATCCTTACGATAGGCTTTCCGTATTTGTGCCGCAAGGAGGAAAAGAGCAAATAAAGGGAAAGGCCGCTGCGGAGGGTGAATCTCTCAATGAGTACGTGAACAAGGCCATTACTGCCCGCATGGGTGAAGATTGGCGGAGGGATAAGCAATAACCCACGCTGATTTTACATATAGCCCCCCTCCCCTCTGCGGGAGGGTTTTCTTATGCGGTACTGCGTCACGGTCTACGCTGAGAAGCGGATACGGGAAAAAACGGGAATAAATGCCCCTTCCGCCGCGTCCAGCTTTCAGACGGATAAATACTCGTCCATGCGGGCGGAGGGCTGCTCCTGCCCGGATCTGAGCGAAGCGGCTACATTACGTGCGCGCGCCCCTGCGCGCAAGGATTTTTCTACCCTATTTTGTACCAATTTCTTCCCTCCGCCGGTCCCGGCCTAACCCAATAAAGATAAGGGCTTGCGGCCTGTCTGCGGCTATCAAAAAATGTGTACGAAAAAACCCGCCCATTTGGACGGGATTTTGTCTCACTTCCCGGCTTCTTTGGCCTGTTTTGCCGCCGTTGCACACTTCGCGCACAGCTTTTTCCCGTACTTATCCTTCGTGTAGTTCGCCATTTCCTGATAGGTCTTGCCGTTCATAGGAAGGATCGCCGCGCCGCACTCCTCACAAACTGGCGGCTTCGTGCTGCGGATTCTTACCGCGTCCGTCATTTCCCCGAAAGCGTTTACCTTCTGCACAAAGAGGATGATAGGTTTACCCGTCCAGCCCTCCACATAGTCCCCGTAAAGCCGGCCTATCGTCTTACAGTTGGTCACGTTCGCAATGAGGGGTTTAATCTCCGGGTCTGTGAAGTGGATAACGGTACACTCCTCCTGCTTGCCGCCCTCCCCGGTGACTATCTCCGTTCCTACGCTCTTGATAGTGCCTATAATCTCCTGTCCCGGTTCAAAGGCATAAGCCCCTAAGTAGTTAGGGTTCATGAGTTTTTTCCAATGAGTCATTCTCTCGCCCTCCTTTGGCTGCTCTCGACTATTCCTAAGTATTCCTCCGCGCTGATCTGCCCCAATATCTGCCCGTCCTGATCCTCCGCCAGTTGCCCGCAATAAGGACAGTACAGATAATCACAGCCCTTACTCTCCCGCCGTTGCTGTGCGTATACCCTCCGCCGGCAGGCTGAACAGATAAAGACGGGAGAAGCGCGCCGGCTGTTCGCTGGTATCCAGTTCATTCTAAGTAGGCCGGTAAAATGAGGTCGGACGGTTCGTACCCCTTCCAGCACTTAGACGCAAGGCAGGCTTTCAGCTTCTCCATAAGCTGCCCGCGCCGGTATATACCGTAGTCCAGCACTCCCGCGTCCGCCTTGAAGATATGCACCGCGTAAGGAGGGGCTTTCTCTACGGTGATAAAGTACCACTCCGGGATCTTGCCGGTGATCGTGTGGTAAGCGTTTACGTAGTGTCCCGCCTGCACATCGTACCCTAAACGAAACACTTCACGCTCAAAGGCTTTATAACTCGCGTCCGCTGTGGTTTTGAGGTCTATAATCACTCCCGGCTTGATAGCGTCCACTCTGCACTTACAATCAAGGCCGGTATCCTGGTCTTTCCAAAACAGGGGCTTCTCTGTGGTACATCCTTCCAGCAGTTCCATTACTGCCGGGTCATGCCGTACTGCCGCCGCGATTTGTACCGCTTCGTCAAAGTCGGCGGAGGAAAGCACTTCCTTTCCCGCGTTCTGCTCAATAAAAGAGTCATAAGCCGCCCGCCCGTCTTTCGTCCGCCGGTCTACCTGAGGAGCCGCAACGTAGCCGGTAACAAACTTGCGCGGCTGCAATACGGCACAATGTACCGCGCGGCCTAACTGAAAGGCCGGTGTGTCCTTCGGCGGGTTCGTGAGGGTGTACTGGTAGTGCTGGGGGCTGCGTTCCATCTGCCACAAGGTAGACTTATTAACCCCCTTCGCCGCGCGGTATGTCTCCTCCGTCATTCTGCTGCGGTTGAATATTCCCGCTGCCGTTGTCTGCTTCATGTGCTGCTGTCTCCTTCCGTACTTCTTCTAACTCCTTCTGCGCTTCTGCTAACTTCTTCTTCGCGTCTATCTTCCGCTGAAACTTGTTAGCCCTCCGCGCCGCCCGGTAGCTTTTCCACATCCAGTAGTCGCGTTCTTCCTCGTCCGTCATGTTAGGGTGTCTCCGCATTGCCGCCCTCCTCCCGGATTCCCAATAAAGAGAAAAGGTTATCAAGGCTGATAGCTACGTGCCACTTCTGCCGGCTTCTGCGGAATATCACAACGGGGATGCGCTGCGGGGTCTTTGCCGCGTCATGATATGCCTGCTCTAACCACTCATTAAGGCGGAGGGATTCGCACCGTTTGGCTTCTATGTGAAACTCCCGCCCCGCTATGGTTGCCAGTATGTCAGGTAGCCCCGCGCCGCCTACATACATTTGATCGTTCCGGGCGGCTTCGATTCCATGCCGGCGGAGGATGTCCAGCAGTTCCCTCTCCCCCGCGCTGCCCTTCTTCTTACTGTTCACTCGTCCACTTCCTCCGCGTCCCATTTCCAATGTTTGATAGTCAGGTATGCGGGGCAGCGGGTGTACACATAGCAACAGAAGTTCTTATACTGCGTGTTGTACTCCTCTACGCTTCTGAAACGGTGTATATCGTCCGCCCCCGCGATTGCTCCGCCCTTACAATGGATCTCCACTCCCTCCGCCCGACTAAAGTAAGGGCATTGAGGGCAAGTCGGTAGTAACTGCTCTGATCTCTTTCTTCCCGGCATGAAGCATTAGCCCCCTTCGGGCTGCTGCTTGTCCTCCGCTGCTTCTATAAGGTCTATGATGCGGTCTTGCTCCTCCGCCGGCAGTTCTTCCCTCATGCGCTTTGATAGGGTTGCTTCATGCACTCCCATAAGCTGCGCGAGTTGCCATTGCTTCATGCCGTTCTCTATGAGTGCTACCTTAATACGCGCGTTCTTCACAGTATGCTTTCTCCTCCTTCCTGCCGTTGACAACATTGTCAATAGCCATTATAATCTCCGCGTAAGGTTTTCTCAAAAAGTTTACCTTACACATTAAAGAAGGAGGGGCTTAATCATGGACTACTCGTTATACTTTGATGCGCTGCGGCTGGACGCGCCGTATAAGCTGCTCTCCCCGGATATGGTGTTTACTAAGTCGGAGGAGGACGCGCTGGATAAACAGTATCTACCCCGTAAGGACTATGCGATAGTCTCTAAGCTGCTGCCGGGACGGATCGCGGAGGACGAGGAGACAACGGCCTACATTGACGCTTGCCGCCTTGAGAATATGCGGGGGCTTTTCCCCTCCGCCACTCGCTGCGCGGACGGTTTCATAGTTCCCGGCGCGGATATGCTGAGTCTGCTTTGCCGGGTTCTCGCCGGTGAGGAGGGGTTGCCCGTAAGTGAAGCGGCCTACTCTGTGCTTCGTATGATGTTTATGTGTTTCCGCCTGTCCTGCTGGCGGGAGGAGATAGACGCGGAGGAGGTACGCGCTGCCGGCCTGCTGGCGGATGATAAGCACAAGGCGGAGGAAAGCGCGATAAAGGCTACGCGGGCTTTCGGATCTGCGGCCTTTGCGCTGCCCCATCAGTACGTTATGGAGGAGGACGGGACAGTATCGGAGTACGCGCTGTTTGAGTACGATACGATCTCCGCCGCCCTTGTGGACTTAATGTATCGGTATATCCTGCATGGACGGGATATTATCAGCGGACAGAATATAGTGCTTGCCCGGTGCGATATTTGCGGGGAGTTGTTCACTTATGAGCGCAAGGGCAGGAGTAAGAAGGTATGCGGGAAAGAGGAGTGCCAGCGGAAGATGAATTGTAAGTGGGTACGGGACAGCAGGAACAGAAAGCGCGCCGCCGGGACAGCCGATAAAGAGAAGGATAGCCCCGACAACTCCTCAACAACTCAAACAACTGAAAACAACTCAAGCAACAACTCTAACAACTGAAAACAACTCAAACAACGACTTTCCCCCAAAAGACCAGGAATCGAAAAAGCCCCTCCGCCTTGATATACAAGGGTTCGGAGGGGTTCTCGTTTTTGTAGAGCAGGATCTATACCGCCGCTTTTGCTCTGTCAGATGCAGCTGCATCCCGCCGCGCTTTATACTCCCGTTCCAGTTCGTTAAAGACTTCGCACAGCAGGCCGACTAAAAAGGGATCTTCCCCGCACATAACGGAGACTTCGCCCACTTCCCGCGCGGCCTTCTCCCAATATTCCAGTTCAACCGGCGGAGGGGTGTCTACTCCGGGTGTATGCGTCCGCCAGTATTCCCGGTCTACTGCCGGCGGGTTATGCGCTTCGTGAAAGTCACAAGCCGCCCGGTAGAGCTTTCGGTAGTCCCTTTTTGAGTCCATGCCCGTAAACGGCTCTAATTTGCGTTTTAAGGCGGGTGTCTGCTCAGACGGGCTTTTATTCGCCTGTAAGTGGATAGCCGCCTGCTGCTCAAACTGTGCCTTTCCTGCGGGGGTATTCTGCGGTCTGCTGATCTGTAACACGTTTTCTCCTCCTCTCCATCAGAAAGAAAGCTGCTCCCCGGCCTGCTGCTGATCCTCCGCCGGCGCGCCTATCTTCTCATAAAAGGGATCGTCATCTTCCTTCACTTCTACAAAGTCCTTCATAAGCTGGGTGTATGTCATAGTCTCGCCGTTAAAGTAAAGGTCTACTTCCCGGCCTGTGCCGCCAAATCTGCCCTTAGTGATCTTGAGCGTTACGTAGTGCCTTTCTTCTTCGGTCAGTTCGTCCGGGTCTTTCCGCTTCTGATCTCCCCTCTTTAGGCACTTCGTAAAGGTAAGCCCTAACTGTATGTCCGCTGAGTATTCAAGGGCGGAGGTATCCCGGCCTGATTCCATCGTGAGGATACCGCTGCTATTAGATGCGCGGTTGTGTGCCATTATCACAAACACAACGGTATTATGCCGCATCGCGTAGCCCTTCAACTCCACTACTGCCCGCTTGATAAGTGCCGCCGCGTCCTCCCGGTCATTGCCGCCTACAATCTGCAAGTAGTCCAGCACTATATAGGGGGCTGGTAAGTCCATCTGTTCCGCCCGCTGCGCTTCGCTCTCAAGGTACGGAAGGATACTGTCAAGGCTGGGTGTCACTCCGTCCGGGTTGTAAACCATGTGCGGGGCTATCTCCTCTGTGTACTGCCGCGATACTTGCATAATTGCCTGCCGCTGCTCCTCCGTCCACTTGTACCCTTGCATTACATCTGTGACGCGGATCTTAACCCCATTACGCGCCGCCAGCCGGGAGAAGCTGCGCGCCATTACCTGATTGCGGCTCATTTCCAAATTGAGGTATACGCAATCATGCCCCGCTTTCGCCATGCCCTCAAAGATCCATTGAGCGAGTGCGGTCTTTCCCGCGCCGGGTGCAGCCCCTAAAAGGATAAGCCATTGCCTGATGAATCCTCCGCCTAAAGCGCGGTCTATATCCGTTATCCCGGTTGGTACTGGTTCGTATTTGTGGGTCTGTATCTCCTCTAAGAAACTCTGTACCATGCCCGCGCCGGTACGCTGCCGCCGTTCTTCCTCCTGCTCCTGCGCGGTCATGCTGCGCTGCCTGATAGTCTCCGCCGCTGTCTCCTCAATAGCCCGCCGCAGTTCCTCCGCCCCGCTGCGTTGTAGCACTTCGTTCGGGTCTTTGCGGTATTGTGCTTCTTGTGCGTCCTGTGTGTCTCCCATTATCGCCGCTGTCCCGTCCACACAAAACACTTGCAGCGCGTCCAGTTCTGCCCCTATCTCCTCCGTTGCCTTGCGGCCTGCATCGTCATTGTCTAAGCAAAGGATGATAGCCGCCGCTGTGGGCTTCTTCTTTAGCTGATCTATGAGCCGGGTCTTACCGCCTACTCCGCTGATCGCTACGGCGGCTCCGCCCTCCTGCGCTATGCTGATAGCACATAAAGGAGATTCCACCACAAAGCAGGCTTCGGACGAGTACAAGGCCGCTGCATTGAACAGGGGCATTGGTACGCCTTTCAGATTGTCATGCTTGCGGCTGCTGTCCGGGAGTGTACTTCTCCGCCCGTAGTAACTCCCCTGAGGGTTGTAAGGGATCGTCACGGTGTGCCGCTGTGCATCATACCCCAGCCGAAAGCGCGCCATTGTTTCCTGAGTCAAGCCGCGCCCCGCTAAGTATGTCTCGCCCTCGCTGCCGGGTAGTGCCGCCGCGTACTGCTCTATCTCTGCCTTGAAGGAGGGCGGAGGGGCTGCGGGTTCTTCCTCTGCCGGCGGTACGGTGTGGACGGTTAGGCCGTTCTCCTCTGAGAAGTCCTCCGCCGCTGTGCTGGTTGCCCGGTATCCTCCGCTGGTGCTGGTCATTTCATAGCCGCAGTAAGCGAATATCTCCCGTTCGCTCTTGTTCGGGAACAGGATACGCAGCGCGCCTAAGGTGTCCTGCCCTTTATCCCCGAAACATTGCCCGCCGAAACAGGTTACGCGGTTGTCCGTCTTTCTGATGGATAGCGCGCCGGTCTTGTGCGCGTGTGTGCCGCTTTTACAGATGGGGCAAACGTAAAGCCCGCCCTTACTTTTCTCAAGCCCATAAAAGGAGGTTAAAGGCTGCGCGTTGATCTGAGCGCGGATTCTGTCCGCTTCGCGGTTGTACTGCTCCAATTTCTCGTCCATTGTTGTAAAAGCCCCTTTCTGCTGATATAATAGGGCTGAGTGATTAAGCCCCACTCACGCGCTGGTTAATCTGCTGCTGATTGCCGGCGCGCTTTCTTTTTACGGGTTAATTCTACGGGACGAGCGCACCGCCGTAAAGCGTGTGCGTACGTCCCGTATACGTAACTTACGGTACTTACGTATACTTACGGCTGAAAAACTGCTCCTTTTGGACAGCCCTCTAACCCTTGTCTTTATTGGCTTCGTGAGGTGTCCGCCAAAAACGGAGGGGGGGACAAAGATCCGGGGTAGGGGGGACAAAGATCCGGGGTGAATTAGAAGCACAATACACACAAGAAGTAGAAGAAGCACAGGAGAATAGGGTACACAAAGATCCGGGGTAGGGTATACAAAGATCCGGGTGGTAAGAAGCACAAGAAGCGGAACAGGTAAAAGAAGGGCGGAGGGGTGTTCCTCCGCCTGCTATCATGTTTCTTCCTCCGCCGGTAAGATGATCTTATAGCCGGTGATCTTGCCGTTCCTCTCCTGCTCTATCTGATAGTCCGCTATGAAGTTAACGCTTTTCCAGTAGTCCAGCATTTTCTCCGCGTCCGTTCTGATCCGCCGTAACTCCTTCTTGTCTCCGTTCTCCTTGCCGATACGGGCGAATAGTCCGGGGTGCTTCTCGCCGTTCTTCTCATAGCTATAAAGCGCGATAGTGGTATTAGATAGTCCGTTCTCGCCCTTCATGCCCTCAATCCGCCGCAGGAGGTAGTCCCTGATAATGATTCTCTGCTCCGTCATTGGCAGGCTGCGGGAGGTAGTTCCTCCGCCATCGTCCAGCAGTTTGATTTCCAGCATGGACGCGGGGAGGGTAAGCACTTGCCTTACGGCGGAGGAGTATTCGTAGAGGATCGGAGGGCGGACTACTTCGTAAGCGGTCACGGTATGCCCGCCGGCCTGCACAGATACCTTGTAAGCCGTTAAAAGGTAGGTGTCCACTTGCCCCCGGTTTATCTGCTTGCTGTTGTAGGTAGCCCTCCGCGCTTTCAGTTCCTCCGTACAATCAATGTAAGCCCGCGTAAAGCGCATCTTGTCTATGCTGTCCTCTACGGCGGCTATCTGCTGCGGGGAGGGGTTCTCTGTCTCGTCCGCGTTCACCATTGCCCGGAAGATCTGAGCCGGGGTGTATACGTGTCCCTGATCCCCGTAAACGTAAAGACTGGTAACGGCATTGTAAACGCTGCGGTCAAACTCCGTTATAGGTCTGCGGCCTACTAACTCTACGTTGCTGCCCTCATACTGAAGCATCACGTTAGACTTAACGGTTTTCTTCGCCCCTTTAGAGGATACCTCTATATCCACTTTCCGCCCGCTGGCTATCGCGCTGCCGGGTATCCGGGTTAGTACGTTCGTTAGCTTGTTGTTCGGGATAACGTGCATTTCCGGGATAACGGCGGACAGGTTTTCTATGATCCTCTCAGCTTCTACGGGGTTGTTCTCCGTTATAAATGCTTTGAGGGCTTCTATGTACTGCGCGGGGGTCTTGCTGCCGGCCTGATAAGCGGACAGAAAACGCTCATACTTCTTGAACACTTCCCGCAGTTCGGCCTGCTGCTGCTCAGTAAGGGAAACAAGGCTGCTGGGCTGAGTCTCCGGGTGAGTCGCAAAGAAGTAGATAACGGCTGTCTCCCGCGTTGAGTATTCGTCCTCTACGGGCGGCTGATTTATGCTGCTCTTTTCCCCGTCCAGCAGGCGGAGGGCTTGCCGGTACGCGCTGTTATGGTAAGCGTCCAGCCGGTCAAACTGCCGCTTTGCCGACAACTCCATAAGTGCCTGCTGCTGCTCCGGGGTGCGGGTGTTCTTGTCCCGGATCTGCGCGGGGTCTGCTCCTGTGTTCTTCGCCAACTCCTGCACTAAGGATTCAAAGTTGCGGCCTTCCCAATCTTCCAGCAAGTCCGCGTACATCTTCCGCTGCCGGCGGGTCTTAGCCGCTGCCGCCCGCTGGGAAAGTGCGTCCTCAGGGTCTTTGAAGGAGTCCACATCAAAGGCTACTAAGGCCATCTTCTCAGCTATGCCGGGGCTGCTTTCCAGTATGTCCTGCCATATCCGCCTATTTGACACTTCCTAACAACTCCTTCGCCCGGTTATAGGTTGTGCGGTTCTCCTCCGCCGCGCGGTCTATCAGTTCGCCTATAAAGCAGGTCTGACTTTTGCCGCTGATAGCCGCCATCGTCCGCACATAGTCATATTGTGAGGGGGTAAGGCTGATATTCAGCCGTTGCATTTTGTACCCCTTCCGCCCCTGAGTCCTCCGCGCTTCTGCCGCTTCTCGCCGGTCTTGTTCCTGTGGTACTTCTTGTGCGTCTGCTGTGCTGAATAAACGCTCAAGGCCGGTGTCAATCGCGCTTTGCAGGTCTTTCTTTTTAAGTGCCATGATTAAGCCCCTCCTTCGTATGCTCCATTATATGCTTGTGCAATTATACCGTCAAGACTCTTGTGCTAAATACTCGTCAATAAGGCCGGCATAGTCCGCCGTTACCTTTGCCGCCGGGTGCGTGTCAAAGATGCTGCCTTGCCTGATTTGCGCTTCACGGATCGCCACTCCCTCCCGGATGATAGCCCGGTAAAGATGAATGTCCAGCGCGCCGGCCTGCTTCTCTATCGCTTCGATTAGCTGCCGGGTAGCTACGGCCTTATTGCTCTTGCGGGTTATCAGTAGCCCCGCTATGCTGAGTCCCTTATTGCTATACTTCCGCACTTTGGCTATGGTGCTGAGAAGCTGCCGCAGGCCGTGAAGGGAATAAATATCCGCCCCTACGGGTATTATCACATCGTCCGCCGCTGTGAGCGCGTTAACGGTGAGGATACCCAAAGAGGGCGGGCAATCTATCACGATATGTGAATAGTCCTGTTTCACTTCGTCCAGCACTTCCCGCAGGCGGTACTCTCTCCCGGTACTGGTAAACTCCATATCCGCCGCCGCGAGTTCTATACTGCTGCTGATAATGTCCCCCTGTTCGGTCTGCTGGATGGACTCAGGCGGAGGGACAGCCCCCTTCAAGGCTTCGTAAAGGCCGGTCTGCTCCGGGTCTGCCTGCATAGTATCGCTAAGATTCCCTTGCGGGTCTGCATCCACTAAAAGGACGGAGTAGCCCCTGTGCGTCAGGCCGGTAGCGAGTGCATGGGCGGTAGTGGTTTTGCCTACTCCGCCCTTCTGATTCAGAATAGCCGTAGTTCTCATGCGATTAAGCCCCCTCATTTATTTTATCGGCTGGAAAAGTCCCAACGGTCTTTGTTAGCCGATATATTCTCCGTACTGAGCGCGTCAAGCACTCTGTCCTGCTCCGCTGCTGTGGCAAGGATCGTCTGAGCCGCTTTCAGCCGTACCATTGGCGGCTGCTCCTCGTCCTCCATGATCTGAAGGATTACCTGACTCGCCCTCTCCCGCCGGTCGGATAGTTCCTCCGCCCGGTCTACTGCCTGCTGGCTGATATTCTCCCGGTAAATGCGGGCAAAGTCAAGATCGTTGTGAATGTAGTTGTAAAGAGTCCGCCGGTCAATGCCCGCCTTTTCCGCTGCTTCTGTAAGGCTTTTGCTGTTCATCAGAGCATTGAGCGCGTCCTGTTTCCTTTTATCGGCTGCTTTCACGCTGTCCCCTCCTTACCTGTGCCGCTTCTCAAGCTGAGAAGCAACCTTGCCGAATTGAATCTTACTGATAAGGGCTTCGTGCGTCCCTTGGATCGCCTTGCCCTGATGCTGCAACTCTCCGATATAGAAGCGGTTACGGAGGATCGCCCTCACGCTGCCCCGCGTCCACTCTCCGCCGCGCCGGGTCTGATAGCCCTTGTTGTTGAGCGCGTCCGTGATCTGAGCAAGGGTCTTGCCCTTCTGTCCTTCGGTGAACATATAGCGGACAAGCTGCGCTTCTTCCTCGTCAATGATAACGCTTTTCTTATCCTCTGTATACTTGTACCCATAAGGGGTAACTCCCGCCGGCTTGTCTCCGCCCTTCGCCTTTACTGTGCGTCCCCGCGCCAGCTTGAGGGCAATACTGGCTCTGTCCCACTCGTCCAGCAGTTCCAGCATACCAGCGATAAGTCTATCGTTGGGGTCGGTAGCGTACAGATCGTAACGCGGCTGCTCGATGCTGATGATCCGCGCCTTGCGTTTCATCATTTCCCGGCGGATAAGAACCTTAGTAACATCACTCCGCCAAAGACGGGAGGTATTCAGCACTATAACGCTGTCCCCCTCCTGCACCGTTGCCAGCAGTTCAAGCAACCCGGCGCGCTTGCTGATCGCTTCGTTATCGTCTGCGGTATCCT